GGTGACGTCCACCGGAGCGGTGACCTGGACCACGTGCCCTTCTTCGCTGATTACAAAACCCTTCATGGTTTTTCTCCTTATCTCAAAAGTTTGGGGCCCCGGTTAGCCGGGGCCCCTGGCGGAACGGCCTTCTGGGCCCTTTATGGCCATACATGGCCACATGCCCGCCGATTCCTAAATCTCTAAGACCTGGTTGCCAAGCTGATGAACGGTGAGAGAGTGGAACCACCACTTTTTGGCGTAAGTGGTTTTTTCCACCAAACTTGACCATCCACGCGATACACAAATCTGAATACGCCCTCATCCGTGAGGAAGTTGACGTGAATCGAATAATCCTGCCGGACTCCGCCCTTGTCGATGACGACATATTGAGCGAGGTCGGCGAGGATGATGTCTCCAGGCGTGCCGAGGACTGCGCCGTGCTCGTGGAAAATTACCGGTCGGCCCATCAACATGCCGGTCTGGTTGCCTTTGTCTCCAGGCGGCGTATAGAGCAGGATCTGACCCAAGCTCGGCGCTCCCAAGACCAATTGGTAGAGCTGAGGCTCGATCGAGACGTCGGCGAGCCACGCGGCGTTAGACCTGGAAGGAACCCAGAGCCGGTTCCACATGGCCAGCACGTCGGCCGTGGTCAGAACCGCGCCGGAATCTCCGGAGGCTTTCGCCTGTTGGATCAGTGCGCCGCTATTCAAGAGGCCGAGCGGTTGTCCCGCGCCGGTTCCATTGATGATGGCGTCCTCGACCTTGAACGTCATTTCTTCCGCGAATCCCTGAGCGATGACCGACTCGAGCGCAGCGGCGTCTTCCAGGAGCTCGTCGGTTGCATAGCACAACGCGATCAGCTTCTGAAGTTGCAATTCGACGCGCCGGAACTTGGGTTTGCTCGAGGTCAGCGATGCCGCCTCGTCAACCCAGTACGCGAGAATTCCGCCCCACCGGCTGCCGTCCGCGCGAGAATCTTCGTCGATGGCGTTGATCTTCACGCCATTGGCGTTCCCCGAGATCGGAATCTTGCGGGTGCGGCTCACGATCTGGCCGGTTTGGTACATTCGCATCATGAGCTCGGCAGAAAAATCCTTCTGGACGAGGAATCCGCCGTCGGAAGGGACCTTCTCGCTTTCGCCGGCTGCCGCAGCAAACAGGCGGCGATCGGAATCCTTGCCCTTGGTCCGCTCGTGACGTACGACGGCCTTGAGCATTTCACCGAGACTTTGGAAGCCGGCCTTCTGCGTCGGAGCTCCGGCTTCTTCGGCTGCCCTTTCGTTCTGATCTTCCGCGGGGGGCGTATGCCGTTCGCGCTCGAGCAAGTCTTCTTCGCGTTCAATTGATTTTTCGGCCGCCACGAGCGCCTTCAATTCTTCTTCGTAAGCTGCGCTCTCGGCTTCGTTCAGGTCGCGCTTTTCGGCTGCGGCCTTGTCCACCATGGCGCGGAGTTTTTTCTTGCTCTCCGTCGCACGCTGGCGAAGTACTTTGATGTTTGACATCGCTTTCTCCTTCGTAGGATTTGCGCAGATTTCCGCGCCTCGGCGTCATCGGACGCTTACGCTTGGAGCTCTCCGCTTTTTTGTGGAATTGGCCGCGACGGCGGCCGAAACTTTTTAGTGCAGATCGAGCTCGCGCCTGCGCCTGTCGAGCGCGGACATCGCCCGCGGCCCGTGCTCACAATTCGGATCCACACAATTCTCGTTCGTGCAGTTCATGCAATCATCTGCCTGGCAAGCGTCGCAGGCGCACATGCAATCTTTCTCCTCTAGCGGGCCGTCACCGCCGTCATCAGCACGCGGGCTGTCGCGGTGCTCCGCGCCAGACATTCCGGAGGAGCTTCCCGGCGCGGCGCCAAGCCTCTCGAGGGTTTGATCCAGCGTGGACACGCGATCGGACATGCGCGCTTTGATGCCATCCCAGGCCAGAACCATGCGGCCCTGGCCGAATCCTTCTCGGACGTCTGCCTGGGAGGCGCCGCGGCCGCGGGCGACTGCTTTGACAAACATTCCGTAGAAAGCATCGACCTTCGACTGCAGCTCGGCGCGAGCCTCGTCGGTCAGCGGCTCGTATTCGTTTCCTTCGGTTTTGAATTTTCCCGCGCTGATCAAAGAAACCTTCACGCCCATCGTCTCGTAAAGTTTGGACAGGTCTTCGTGCGCGGCAAAAACGCCGATCGACCCGATACTTCCCGTCGGCGTGACAACGACCTCATTGCAGGCGGACGCTATCCAGTAGGCTGCACTCGCGGCCATGCCGTTCGCCACGGCGATGGTTTTCTTTTTCTTGCGCGAATTATAAATTTCGGTCGCGAGCTCGTCGATGCCGTCGACGGTCCCGCCAGGCGAATCGACGTCCAGAACGATTGCCTTCACCGATGGATCGGCGAGGGCTGCGCGGAATTTCTTGGTCAGATTCTCGACAGACGTCCCTCCCGAGAAGGAGCTCATCAGGCTTGCGCGCCGGCCGATCACTCCATAGACGGGAATCACGGCGGCCGTTCCAAACTCCTGCTGGCCGCCTCGAGGGCCTGCGGCCATGTCTGCCGCCAAGAGCCGATCGCGGATATCTTGCTCCGTCAGGCGCCCCCCGGATGCCCTCAGCATCACCAGTTCGGAAATCACGGAGAATTTCTCTGGCAAAATCGCCCACGGCTTGCGGAAAACTTCCGTCACCACGTGGCTATATTTCATTTGCTTTTCTCCTGCAGTGCGGGGCGTGCGGTCGTTTTGGAGCCCAGCGCCAGAGCCGCGAGGGCTTCCGGCGCCGTGTCTTCGATCCAATCGAGCGCGCAGCTTTTTTCCTCTGGCTCGGCGCAGACGCTAAGCAGCTCGAAATTTGTCCGCGCATAATGCGTCGCCGCTTCGGCCGAGATGCACATCGTCTGCGCGACGAGCGCCGCATGCTCCGCATAGAATTTTTCCGCCTCGCTCCGAAATGCCGCGGCGTCGAATTCTTTTCCCGCGCGTGCGAGCGCTTTGCGCAGTGCCGCGACTTCTTTCCGGACGACACGGCGCGCGGCTTCCATGGCGAACGCTTTCAGAAGTTTTTCGCCGGATCTGCGGGCCTCTTCGCCCGTATCGTCGGGCAGATCCGGAGGAGGATTGTCAGCCGGGTTCGGTGGCTGCTGTTTCGGCGTATCCTCGGGATCGGGCTCGGCCTGGGCCCCGGCGGGAATCAATTGGGTTCCCGCGGGGACCATGTTCAGCGGCCGCAGGTACTCTAGGCCGCCATCTTCAGGAGCAATGGGATCCCAGCCTTCGAACTCACAAATACGGTTCGGATTCAGAAATCCCCAATTTCGGCCGATGGCATACGCCTCGAAACGCGTTTTCATGTCGCCGCGCTCCAGAGCGCCTAGCAGGAACTCAGCGAAATATTCATCGCTGTCGCCAAGGCCTTCGCTTACCGGTTCGATGAGATCCGTGTCGATCCGCCGTTCCCACCTGGTCGCGATCCCCTGCATGCAATCGGTTTTGAATTCGATTCCCTGATGTTCGATGTTGCTGTGCGTCGCGCGATCGAGCATCCCGATCTTGTGGGGAGGAACGCGGTACATTCCGCAGATCTCGATCGCGGTCGCGCTTTTGGCCTCGAGGAACTGGGAATCCTTGTTCGAGATCCCGATCGCCTTCAGCTCGAGACCTTCCTCGAGGACGGGGGTCTTGAACCGGTTTTCGCCCGTTTGCGACGTCCGGTAGCTCTCTTTGAATTTCGCGCGCGCCGAATCGTCCTTGAATTTTCCGGGATGCTTGATCCAGGTCTTTGTGGTCGCGTCATTCTGGAAAAAACGCTCGGCGTAATCCTGCATCCCGAGGCCTCCGCCGATCACTTCGCGTTGCACCGCGATCGGGCTGAGACCGACCAGGCCGTCAGAGGAAAGGCCGCGCAAGTGGAAAATCTCCTCCTGCATGTACCACTTGACGTCGCCCACGAAGCGCGAACGCACCTGATATTTCAGTTTGCCGTTAGGGAGCCGGTAGACCTGGACCAGGTCCGGATGCAAGGGAACGAGCTGATCGATCGCTCCCCGCGGCCCCGGGACAATGTGCGCGAAGGCATTGCCGCGAAGATCCAGGTGCGCCTGCATCATCTCGACGAATTCGAGAGAGGTCTGCCACTGGTTTGGCGAATCGTGCAGGACTTTATACAGAGGGTGCTCGCGCGCTCGTTCTTTTCCGCCATTCGGCAACCGGCGGAAGATCACGAGGGGGCATGTTGCCAGTGTTTCCGATCGGACGCGGACGCAGGCAAAGACGGCAGAGAGGCGCATCGCCGTCTCCGGTGTGACGGCCATGCCGGCGGCCGAATCCCATCCCGGCCGCGAATACCAGTAGTCATCCCAGGGAGGCAGCGCGGAGCCTGCCTGCGCGCGAATCTCTGCGAGAAAACCCATTAGCCGCGTCTCTCCGGAACAGCAGTGATCCACGCGATCCACATCAAAATTGCGCCCGCGATCAAATAAGCTGCCGGCTTATAGATCATCCAAACCCCACGCACAAAGACTGCAAAACCGACGGTCGCCGCGATCTCTTTGATTCCTATGAGCGAGAACCATCGTAGCTTCGCCAGCCAACTCACGCGGCTTGCACCTCGAGGACTTCCACTTGCGGGAGCCTGATCTTTGCGGCCTTATCGGCGAGCGAGCAATGTTTCGCGTGCTTCCTGACGATGA